AGAGATGTAAAAGATAGAAAAAATATGAGAAAGTTAATTACTGATAGCTATGATGCTTATTGGTATTGCATATATGTAAAGGACAGAAAAAGTATAAGAGAGTTGATTACTGATGATGATTTTGAAATCCCAAATTGCAATATAAAGTTGAGTAAAAAGGACAAATGAAATGGAAGTCAACAAATTAAGAAAAATATATTTAGAAAAAATAGTTAGCTTATTTATGAATGAACAGAAATTATCAGATGGCAATAATTTTTATTTTATCGACATACATGGAGATGTTGAAGACAATTGTGATGTAATCGTAAAGATATGTGAGATAATAGTTAGTGGCTACATTGCTGGCGAGGATGTCATATTAAGAAAATTTATGCGTATTAACATGAAAAAACAGATTGAACATCTTAGCTGTAGTTTGATTGGTGGCAATAAAGTTTGTTTTTGGCTAGAAGGTTATCAAGAATATTTTAATGATAAAACTCTAGTATTCGAGTTCATGGAAAAAATACGCAAGCTAAATTATGATTATGTTGATCGATGTATTAGAAGATACGAAGACGAGGGTTTAATAATTGAACCAGAGTTTGTCGAGATTTTAACAACAAATGACAAATTTGAAAGAGTAAAAAATTAATATTGATTTTATAACGAAATAATTGTATTATTAATTTTGGCTAGGGAGATATCCCGAAAAGAGGAATGTCCACCTCCTGCCTTTTAAACAGGACTTTGCACAAAGGAGACAATTGTGAGCAAAAAAAAATCAGAATATAAACAAATAGAAATTCACACCAAAGAAGAAAACTTTTCACTTATAAGTAACACAAAAAATATTTATGATTTGTATGTGGGCGAGTTCGATGATTCAGAGCTAGGTCACAACATGATAATTAATAAATTGTCTCAACTTGACAAAAAAGATACTTTAAATATTCATATAAGCTCGAATGGTGGTGTTGTAAGTTTGCTAATTAATTATATAAACATTTTGCAAAAAACTACTGCTACAGTCAACGCTTATTTAAATTTTGGCTATTCTGCTGGAGCTTTATTATTTGGAGCTTGTCACAATAGATATGTATACTCACATTCTTCATTAATGTATCATACATTCTCACAATGTATAAATGGAAAATCTCAAGAGTTGCAATCAAATTTAAGTTGTAATATGAGAATAATACATGCATTGATGAATAATTTTTATTTAGGCATTAATGAAGAAGAATTTAACCAACTCAAAGATGGTAAAGATTTTTGGTTTGATGCAGATGAGATAGTAGATAGAAAAATAGCGATAATGATATAACTATGAGTGATATTAACAATGTCTAAACTAACAGATGAAATTAAAAATAGAGATAAAATAAAAAATGATTTTTGTTTAAAACAAAATATAAAACTAATAAGAATCCCGTATTATCATTACCATAAAATAGAAGTTATTTTAGATAAGGGGTTATAAGTGTCTTTAAGTACTAGAAAAAAAAATCAGATAATTGCAGAGTGGAAAGCTGGTAGATTTAATAGCTATTATGCTGTAGCTAAACACCATCAAATAAGTCAGCCAATAGCCAAGAAAATGTTAGTAAATATAGATCAATCAAATGTAGATATAGTAAGGACTGGAGTGGAGTATGAAACAGCTAAAAAACTTAGTAAAAATTTAGTAGAAATAAAAGCTATAGAAAATGAGGTTGCTAATAGGATTAAAGTTGACAATATATCTAATAAGATACTTGATAAAGCTAGCCAAATGATATCATCAAACAAGACTATTGAGAAAGTAAATGTCGGCGATGGTATGCAATCATTTCAAGAAAGAGAATTGAATAGTGCGGACTTAAAAAATTTAGCTGATACAGTTGATAAGGCTAGTGTTACTCTTGGAGTAAACCAAAGACACGCTAGCAGTCAAGTAACAGTTAATAATACTAATGCACAGCAGAATAACGATAATAATAGCAATTTAATCACAGAAGCCCTGAAGGCAAAGTATGCAAATAAATGACATCGTCAATTGTAGAACTGATCTACTAACTTTTTCAAAAGCTATTTTCAAAAGCCGTAAAGGTATCGACTGGGTAGAAAACTTGCATCATAAGGTTATATGTGAACATCTTGAGCGTGTTGTTATTGGCGACATTAAAAGGCTTATAATTAATATACCCCCGAGATATTCAAAGACAGAGTTAGCAGTTATCAACTTCATTGCTTGGTGTATTGGTAATTATCCAGATAGCGAATTTATTCATGCGAGTTATTCTAAGAGATTAGCTACTAACAATACATGGAATGCTAGAGCAATAGTTGAGGGCGAAACCTTTGAGGAAATATTTGGAGAAATAGGACTAAGGAACGATAGCAACGCAAAAGACGAGTGGCGGACAAATGCTGGCGGTTGTGTATACGCTACGGGTGCAGATGGTACTATCACAGGCTATGGTGCTGGTGGTATGTCAACCAATTTCAAGGGTGCAATAATTATAGATGATCCACACAAGGCTGGGGAAGCTAACAGCGATACTATGCGTAACAATGTTATTGATTGGTTTAGCACAACTATAGAAAGCCGAACCAACTCAAAAGATACGCCAATTATATTAATCATGCAAAGACTACATGAGGAAGACTTAAGCGGTTTTTTGTTAAATGGCGGTAATGGGGAAGATTGGACACATCTTAATATACCAGCTATTGATGATGATGGATTGCCTTTGTGGGAATATAAGCATTCTATAGAAGATTTGCGTAGAATAGAAAGTGCTAATCCTTACGTATTTGCTGGACAATATATGCAGACGCCAGCACCTAAGGGAGGTGGATTGTACAAGCAAGATCGGTTTAAATATTACACAATAGAGCCTCAATTTAAATATAGATTAATGTTTGCTGATACGGCAATGAAAACTAAAGAAGCAAATGATTATAGTGTATTGCAGGTGTGGGGATATACAGCAAATAAAGATGCTTATCTGATAGACCAGCTGAGAGGAAAGTGGGAAGCTCCAGAGCTAAAGCAAATGACTACATCATTTTGGGAGAAGCATAAAAATTTATCTAACGGCAGGCTAAGAAATTTATGTGTGGAAGATAAAGCTAGTGGTACTGGATTAATTCAATCACTTCAAAGGGAAAATAATATAACCGTTAAAGCAATTCAAAGAAACAACGATAAGATAACAAGGGCTTATGATGCCGTTCCATATATGGCTAGTGGCAGAGTTTATTTTAGAGATGGAGCGGACTATTTATCAGACCTAATACCAGAGCTTTTAGTATTCCCAAATGGAAAGCATGATGACCAAGTAGATGTGTTGAACGATGGTATATCAGAATTAGAAAAAAAATCATCTTCATTTTTTGGTTAATATTTATCAAAATATGCTAAAATAAATTTATATAAATTATTAAGGTTAAATAATGTTTAATATATTTAAGAAAAAAAAAGTAGTAATTGATATCCCTGTTGTAGAAGAAAAAAACAAAGAAAAAAGTTTGTTTTGGGGTAGAAGATTACAGAAGCCAACCACAAATCAAATAATAGATAATGCTTTCAATAAATCGATTAAATCCAAGCCAAACATCCAACATACAGGCATGGATTCTGTATGTTTCAACAATGCTTACAGTATGGGTAATAATTATGGAGTTAATCCAATAGCCTTTGATTGGTTTGCTTCCGATTCTTTTATCGGTTTTGGTGCAATGGCAATTATCGCACAAAATAGTTTAATTTCTAAAGCTTGTAGTTTACCTGGAAAAGATGCGATAAGAAAAGGCTGGAAAGTTTCAACTATTGAAGACACAAAAATAGAAAGTAAAATATTTGATGAAATAAGAAATTTAGATAGGCATAAATATAAAATCAAAGATAAGCTTATTAATCAAGCGCAATTCACTAAAGTTTTTGGCATTCGTGTAGCTTTATTTGTTGTAGAAAGTACCGATCCTAAGTACTATGAAAAACCTTTTAATATTGATGGAGTCAAAGCTGGAAGTTATAAGGGAATTTCACAAATAGACCCACAATGGTGTACGCCTATCACCACTTCAGATAATGTCTCAGACCCGGCAAGTTTAAATTATTACGAGCCAACATACTGGCAGATTAATGGAAGAAAATATCATAAAAGCCATTTAGTGATAACTCGAGGTGATGAAGTGGCTGATATACTTAAGCCAACTTATCAGTATGCGGGAATATCTCTTGTACAGAAAATATATAATCGTTTATATGGCGCAGAAAAAACAGCTAATGAAATCCCGATGCTGGTACAATCTAAGCGTTTAAATGTTTTCAAAATGGAAGGTATGAGCGACAAGGTAGGAGACTATAATTCTTTCAATGATTCGATGCAAAAATGGGTCGAGCTAAGAGATAATTATGGCATAAGATTTGCTGATACTAAGGATAGTATTGAGCAGTTAGAGACTTCATTAAGTGATCTCGATGTCAATGTGATGACACAGTATCAATTAGTTTGTAGTATTGCTAATACCCCGTCATATAAGCTATTGAACTCGCCTATGAAAGGTTTCTCAAGTGGAGATACAGAGGAATCAAGTTATCATGAAGAGCTTGAGAATATACAAGATTTGATTCTTGAGCCATTTCTTGATAGACATTATCAATTGTTAATTAAATCAGAAATAAAACCTAAATTTAATATTGATTTCAATGCTTATATTCAGTGGAATGAATTAGACGCCATAACCGAAAAAGAAAGAGCGGAAATTGATGAAATTAAATCAAGGACAGATATTAATTACACAAATGCTGGCATACTTGGTCAAAATGGTATTAATAAAAAACTAACAGATGATGAAAACTCACCATATTTTGGCATGATTGATAATGATTATAGTGATTATAGCGATATTGATGAAAAAGAAAATATTGAAGAATTATAAAAATGGCTAAAAATTTAAAGCTATCAAGCAATAAGCAAAAATGGGTAAATAAGTTTAACCCTAATCTTATAGTAGGCGAACCTTTACGCCCAAATTATGAGATTGAAAAAAACACAGTTAGAAAAGTTGAAAGACTAACTAAGAAGATGATTAAAGAGTTTGAGAGAGAAGTTATAAGACTTTTCAAAAAAGAAAGCCCAGCATACTTCGCACAAGATGCAAGTATATCTAGCCAAGTTAGAATACTATTAAGCAAGTTAGAAGATAAATTTTATTCTATGTTTAAAGTAGAGGGCAATAATATTGCTAACTATATGACTAATAGCGTTAATAGACATTCTAAAGCACAAACGCAAAATAGTCTTAAGAAATTAAGCGGTGGATTATCAATCAATGTTAAAGACTTGAGTGCTGAGACAAAAGAGATATTAAAAGCTAGTGCGAGTCAAGCCTCGAGTTATATAAGAAGTATACAAGCTGATTATCTTGATCAAGCTTCAGGCTTTACTTATCGGAGCATAACCCAAGGCGAGGGTCTCAAAGAATTAATTCCACAATTACAAATACTCAGCGGTAAGACTTTAATAAACGCTAAATTATTAGCACTAGACCAAACAAGAAAAACAAACGCTACACTTGATGAAGCGAGAATGAGACAGAACGGAATTACTAAATTTAGGTGGAATCATTCAAGTGCAGGAAAGACACAAAGGCAAACCCATGTTGAATTTGATGGTCAAATATACGAACTTAACGACCCGCCATACGATAGAGACGCAAAACAAAAAGTAATGCCGGCACAGTTACCTTATTGCAGATGTTTTAAAACTCCTGTTATTGAATTTAATTAATTATTTTAAATTATTAATATTAATTATTGACAATAATAAAATATTTATATATCTTAAAATTAATTAAGGTTTATAATATTAATTATGAATAAATTAGAAGAAGATGAAAACGGATTTGTCTTGGTGGAAAAAAGACCTATATCAAAAGTTGGAGTATTCGAATATCTAGGTAGTTCAATAGGTGCAGAAGACCCTGATAGAATTTATAAGGTATATCGCCCAGCTGAGGAGCTATCAAATAAAGAAACTATTGACTCATTTAAATTAGTTCCGTGGATAGATGAGCATGAAATGCTTGGCACTGATGGTACGCCAGCAGAGCAAAAAGGAATCCAAGGAACAACTGGCGAAGATATATATTTTGAGGGTGATACACTTTATGGAAACTTAAAAGTTTATAGTGGTAGTTTAAAAAATATAATAGAAAACGGAAAGAAAGAATTAAGCCTTGGCTATAAATGCAAATACAAGTTTGAGAGTGGCGTTTTTGATGGACAAAAATACGATGCAATACAAACAGAGCTAAGAGGCAACCATATTGCTACAGTAGAAAACGGGCGAATGGGTAAAGAGGTTGCTGTTTGCGATTCTGCAATAGTAACATTTGACTATAATGACATAACAACTGACATAACAACAGGAGAAATACCTATAATGAATGATGAATTAATAAAATCTTTAGAGGAAATGCTAAAGCCAATTATGGAAAAAATAAATGAGCTATCTGAAAAAATAGATAGCAAAGAAGTTGTCGAAGAAGAAACCGAGGACGAGTACAAAGAGGTTAAAGATTCAGAAGTAAATGAAGAGAAAAAAGCTTCTGACATTGAAGAAGAGAAAAAGGCAATGGCTCAAGATGCGATGGATGCTAAGATAGCATTAAAAGAAGAGTTCAAAAGTAGAGATAGATTAGCTAGCGAAATTTCAAAAGTTGTTGGTTCTTTCGACCATTTAGATATGGACTTTAAAGATGTTGTCGATTATGGCCTTAAGAAATTAGACATTACAGCAGATAAAGGACAAGAGCTTGCTACATTAAAAGGTTACTTATCTGCAACCTCAAAAGTAGTGCATACTGATGTAGCTATGGACGCTGGAATCAAGAAAGGTAAAGAATCTTTTTACGATAATTTTTAAAAAAAAAGGAAAATAAATATGCAAACAATAGTAAATAAAAAATTAGCTTTTGGTGTTGTAGGTGAATTATACGACAATACAGTTAAGAAAATAGATACATATGTACTAAATAGTGATGATAATGTTATTGGTACTGCTTTCACTAGAGTTTCTGAGGGTGTAGCAGGAAAAGGCGGAACTGGTACATTTGTAGGTCTATTAGTTTTGCCTAAGCAATATGTTAATTATAGCTCTAGCATTGGTTCTACAAACTCTATTCCTCGTGGAACTCAAGCGAGCATAGCAAAGACTGGTAGAATTATTGCAAATGTTGGCGGTACTGCTAGTGTTGGCGATGATGTTTTCTTTGATAACACTACAGGTGCTTTAGGTGTTGGTACAGCTGGTGCGGGTCAAACTCAAATACCAAATTGCAAAGTATTTTATTTTGATGCTGAAGCAAATGGCTTGTGTGTATTAGAGCTACTTAACTAATTAAAGGAAAAATAAGATGAAAAGATATTCAAGACAAGATTTAATTAACAATAAAATTGCTCATGACAATATGAGTGCTCAAGACTCAGCAGAGAATGTTGAGATCACAAAAAAATTAATCACTCGCGATACGCTAGGAATTAATTTTAGTGCAATGGATTCTCAAGCTCCATATATTGGCGGTTCTGTCTCTGGTAGACAAGACTTGTTTAGAGCGTTTTTACCTGGTGTAATTAGAGATATGACGCAAATGCGTCAAATTGATAATGTACTTGGTATGACGATGGTTGGCGATTTTCTAACTAAAGAAGTAGTGCAAGCTACAGAGCAACGCACTGGTAATGCTATTGGCTATAGTGAATTTGCATCTGCACCTAAAGTTTCTTATCTTACTGATTACGAAGTGAGAAACACTGTTAGATTTATGGTTGAAGCAGAATTTGGTGGCGATAGCGACAAAATGGCTATTGCAGCAGGACAAGACCCAAGAACCACAAAAATGTCAGCTGTAACTACTGCTTTGGAAATTGCAAGAAATGAAGTTTCGGTTTATGGTTATTTTGGTGGGCAAAACAAAACATACGGATTGCTCAACGACCCTAACCTGCCTGCATATATTACTCTTCCTAACGGTGCAAATGCTACTCCTGAATGGTCAACTAAAACTTTCTTAGAAAGACAAAAAGATTTTGTTGAAGCAATTACAGCTTTAGAATTGTCTACAGGTAACAACTTTAGTGCAAGCATGATGAATTTTACTTTTGTAATTCCTTCATCTGTAAACGGCTATCTTAACGAATTGAATAATTTCGGAACGATGTCTCTTAGAAAATGGATAAATGAAACATATCCTAGATGTACGATTGTACCAATGTCTGAGCTAAATGATGCAAACGGTGGAGCAAATGTATTTTATATGTTTGTTGACAATCTGCTTGGTGATTCATCTGATACAGGTGCTGTTATGAGCCAACTTGTCGTTTCTAAAATCGAATCTGTTGGTACAATGATAACTTACGATACACAATCAGAGAAATTCAGAAACTCTTGTGCTGGTACTATTGTACATAGACCTTACGCGGTATACAGAGCTACTGGAATGTAGTATAATTATTATGATGATAAATTAATATCATCATAACTAGTATGAAAATTAAATTAAAAGGACTTTTTAGAAATGGCAAATGTTTATATATATTCAACGATGAGTTCAGATAACGATTATATAATTTATGACAATGGTTTTGCAAAAAGCAAAGTAACAATCGCAGGCAAAGCTAATGTTGCGAATAAGTTAACTTTGTTAGTTAAACAGGTAGCGGTGACATGTATTGCACAAGATAAGTACGAATTGATAAAAGAAAACTATCACTTTAAAAAACATCTTGAAAATGGTTTTTTAACTGTTGAAAATAAAAATATTGAAGCCCCAAAAGTTTCAAAAGATATGGCAAAAAAAGACAAGTCAGCACAAAAAACAAAAGAAGATTTTAAGCATATAAAAGATTTAAACCCAACTTTCGCGGTGGAGTAAATGGCTAGCATAGTATTTGATATAGCAGAATTTAGAATTAAATATTCAATATTCGATGGTATATCTGATTCTGTTGTATTGAGAGCATTTGATAGTGCCGAAATGTTTATATCAAATAACACTAGTTGTTATTTAGATGAAAATAGGCTTAAATATGTTTTATATTTAATGACTGCTCACATCTTGCAAATTGGCATTTACACTGCCTCTAATCGTGGTGGTACAGCTGGTATTGTATCTAGTGCTAGTATTGATAAGATATCTGTATCTTTTGAATCAAGAATAAGCAAATCTGCTTTTCAATATTTTTTAAACAAAACTATTTATGGTGAAGAGATTCTAGCATTATTTAGTTTGTGGTCTGCTGGTGGGTATTACATTGGTGGTTCAAATTCAACATTAGGATTTAAGAGATAATGAAAGTAAATAAGAAAACAAGTATTGACATTAAGAAAATCGCTAATAATTTAGCTGATATGAAAGTACAAGTTGGTTTTCTTTCGAGTGCTAAATATGAAGATGGGAAAAGCGTTGCTCAAGTAGCAATGTCAAACGAGTATGGCGTTCCACAAAAAAGACAACCTCCACGACCATTTATGCGAACTGCTTTGAAAAAGGCTAAAGAATGGAAGAAGACTTTTGATTTCATGATTAAGAAAGACTTCGTTCGTGGGGGCGATTTTAAGACCTCATTTAATACTTTGGGGTTGGTCGTTCAAGGCGACATAAAAACATCAATAAAAGAGCTAACAGCTCCAGCATTAGCACAATTAACAATTGATAAAAAGGGATTTTCTAAACCTCTTATAGATACTGGTTATATGTTAGATTCTGTTAACTATGAGGTTAATAAATGATTGGAAATTTGTATAAAATAGCCTCTAATGCTATAGGCGGTTCAGTAGGTACAGATATTATTTTTTATAAAAAATTCCTTGGCAATGTTACTGGTAAAGGTTTTGTTGTTGTTCCGTCTTATGCTGAGCCAGTGCAGATATCTGGAAGCTTTCAAGTTGTATCTTCAAGTTTGTATTCACAGCGTGGTTTAGACATTAATAAGCATTATAGAATTTTATATACTGATACGGAAATAACAGAAATTGATACAAATACATCTAGCGATCGTATTGTATATGGTAATGATACTTACCAAGTTCTAGATAAAGAAGATTGGTATGTTTATAACGGTTGGGTAGGTGTTCTGTGTGTTAGATTATGACATTAATGATATTGTTGGAAATATAATCATAAACGGCTTATCAGCACTTAATATTGATGCTAATGTGCTTCTTAATTATCAACCGACAAAACAAGGTATGAGAGAAAATACCGTTTATTTCTTCAATGTTGGCGATAATGATATTGGATATATGGGTAGACACTCAACATACAATAAAGACCAAGATAAATTAATATATAAAGAATTACAAGTATCTGAAACAAAATTTCAAGTAAACACAATATTGAAACAAGACATAGAAAATCTTAATATAACAGCAAAAGATTTGTGTAATTATGTTAAAATGATATTGCAAAGTACAGAAACAATTAATATACTAAAAGAAAATAACTTAGAAATATTAAGAATAAGTAATATTATCAATACTCCTTTCACAAATGGAGCAGATAATTATCAATATAATCCTAGTTTTGATTTTGTTATTATACACACTCAAGAATTAGAATATAATATAAATAAAATAGATAAAATTAACCAAACATTAAAAGAGGTTTAAAATGGCGATTAATTTCATAAAATATGTTGATATAACATCAGGAGTTGGTGCTGGTGCTTCTGTAGCACGAGTAGAGCCAATCCTTAGAATTATTAGTAGCAACGCATTAATACCAACTAGCACAGTTGTAGATTTTGATTCTGCGTCAGAAGTTGGTTTGTATTTTGGTACTAATTCCGAAGAATATAGAAGAGCTTCTTTTTATTTTGGTTTTGTTTCTAAAAGCATAACATCGCCTAATAAAATTAGTTTTTATAAGTATAATCCGACCGATTCTAGTGCTTTAATTTATGGCGGTAAAACTCAAAAAGTATTGACTGATTTTACTGCTATTTCTGATGCTACATTCAATCTAGAGATAGGTGGAATTACTCATTTAATTACTACTGATTTAACAACTGCAGTCAGTTTAGCTGATGTTGCATTATTAATACAAACACAGATACAATTAGTATCAGATACCCAATTTGCAAATGCTACTGTATCATACAATGCTACTAGAAGTTCTTTTGACTTAGTTAGTGGCGATACTGTAACTGCTACAATTAGCGTATCATCTTCTCTAAATGGTACTGATATCGTAAATCTTTTAGAATGGAATGCTTCAGCTATATTCTCTGATGGTTTAAGTGAAAAAACAATAACAGAAACACTTGATAATACTGTTAATATAAGCTCTAATTTTATTACATTCTTATTTACTGATACATTTACTATTGATACTAAACTAGAAGTTGCTCAATGGTCTAAATTACAAAATAATAGATATCTATATTTAACATCTACAAGTTATGATGATGCACAAGCTCATTATGATGCTTTAAATACATACGGCGGTGTAGATATTATTTTGGCTTCTAGTGTAGCTAATGAGTACCACGAAATGATGCCTGCTTGTATTGCTGCGTCAACTGATTATTCAAAATCTAACTCTATTAAGAATTATATGTATCAGCAGGCTAGTCTAACTCCGTCTGTTACAGAGACTGCACAGTCTGATGTATTAGATAGCTTAAGAATAAATTATTATGGTCAAACTCAGACAGCAGGTCAAAATATATCTTTTTATCAAAGAGGTAATTTGATGGGGCTTGCTGTTGATCCTAGCTATGAAAATATATTCATAAATGAAGCATGGTTCAAGGGTGCGTGCGGTTCAGCTTTAATTGAGCTACAACTAGCATTAGAGCAAATACCTTGGAATGCTAGCGGAGCTGGTCAAATATCATTAACACTACAAAATGTTATTGAAGAAGCTTTGAAAAATGGTGTTATATCTGTAGGCAAGCCACTAACTAACACTCAAAAATTATATATAGGTCAGATAGCTAATGATGATAATGCTTACAGAAATGTTGAGGAACAAGGTTTTTGGCTAAATGTTGAGCTTACATCTGAAACAGTTGATGGTGTTGTGGAATACTTAGCTAATTACACAATTATATACAGTAAATCAGATTCTATAAATAAAATTACTGGTTCACACATACTAATTTAATATAAGGAAAATATAAAATGGCAGATATTTCAGGTAGTGGCACTACAATTATTGTGGCAGGAAGCAAGACTTTTCCTGTAGGATTTCCAATTACTCAACTTGCTGATGATGTAGACCCTATTGATTTTGCGGATCTACAATTAACAGAGACAGCGATGGGAGTTAATGGCGACATGGTGTCATGGACGACGCCTCAACCAATAGAGTTTACTATTGCTGTAGTTCCGAATGGTGTTGATGATATAGCTTTAAGTGTATTACATGAAGCAAATAGAGGTGCTAAAGGCAAAGCGTCTGCTAAAGATAATATTACTGTAACTATTATATATCCTAATCTGAGACCAATTGTTCTTAGAAATGGTGTTATCATAAGTGGGAGTGCTGGTACTTCTATGTCAAGCAATGCAAGAATTAAAACCAAGAGTTATACTTTTAGATTTGAAAACAAAGTAGGTTAATACAATATTTTAAAAGGACAGATAAAATGCTAATAAAACCTAAATTAATAGAGATAACTAATATTGATGGCAACATTTTAAAATTTAATATTAGTCGTTTGCCTGCGATTGTTGGCAGAGAAATATTGGCTGGGTATCCGTCTTCTTTAATCCCAAAAGTTGGCGAGTATAAAGTCAATGAAGCCTTAATGATTAAGCTTATGAGTTATGTCGAGGGATTCAATGGCAACGATGAACCAATTGCATTAAATAGTTATCATGTAATCAACTCATATGTTAATGATACTACTACGCTAATGTTAATTGAGCTAGAAATGTTTAAATACAATTTTCCATTCCTAAAATTTGAAAAAAGCAGAGGTTTTTTATCTTCTTTTGTAAGCAAAATAAAAGATGATAGTTTTGTTGATAGTTGTGTTAATAAGTTCAAAGTTGCCGCTTTCGATATTTACACCAAAATGAAAAAATAACATTACTTGTCTTTAATTTAACATGCAGGATTGATAATGTTAATAAAGCCAAAGATTATACAAATTAAAGATATTGATGATATTGAATTAAAATACCAAATTAGCAGAATACCTGCGATTCATTTTATTGACATTCTGAAAATATATCCTTTAAATAGCAAAAATATTCCAAAAATTCCAAAAATAGATAATAAAACATTATTAAGTCTATTAAAATATGTATCTTTCTATGATGATACTAGTTATATTATTTTAGATAATGAAGATAAAATTAATAAATATATTAATGATACTGAGACACTTTTAATATTAGAAACTCAATTAATTCTCTATAATATAGAATTTATGCGAACTAGGAAAAAATGTAGATTATACAACGCTACTGATGAATTACCCTATAAATATGTAAATATTGACTCTGGAGTTGCTTCTATAATAACAAATAAGTTCGCTACATTGCATGAACTTAGTACAATATATGATTATGAGGACTACTCAAATATGCTCGAGATTATACAAGTAAATATTTCAAACGAAATTTACGCAAAGAATAAAGCAATTAAAAATAAATAATTATATAAATTAATGAAATATTGTATAATGTAATTATATAAATTAAGGTTATCTAATAATGGCAATTGCAGAAAGTTTTCTATATTTATTTCAAGCAGATACTTCATCCTTAATAAAAGGAGAAAAAGAAGCAGAAAAACAAAACAAGAAATTAGAATCTGGACTCAAAGCAACTGATAAAACAGCTAATGCTATGGCTGGTAGTTTTGGCACACTTATAGCTACGGCTGGAGGTGCATTAACTGCATTATTAAGCTTCACGGCATTATCTAAAGGTATATCGCAAGCATCTGATTATATTGATAATCTAGCCAAGACTGCTGAGATGTATGGAGAGAACGCAAATGCTTTAGCTTCATATCAAGAAATTATAGTAAAGTCTGGTGGCTCTGTAAGTGGGTTTCAAAGCATAGTTAAAAGTCTTAATACTAGCTTTAATGAATTTGTGACTACTGGTAATACTGGGATACTCCCATATATCCAAAGATTAGGTATTAGTATGGTTGATAGCAACGGTAAGGCTAGAAGTGTACTTGATACATTACCCGAGTTAGCCGATGCTTTTTCTTCGATGTCAAAGGCAGAAAGTGCTGGAATAGGGCAGAAACTAGGTCTAGATGAGGCTACAATCAGATTATTACAAGAGGGTAGAATTGAAGTTGAGAAGCAAGTTTCTGCTCAAAATAAGCTGTTTAGTGTAACTGATAAGCAAGCTAAAACATTTCAAAAATTTAACGATACAGTTTCTGATACTAAAACATCTTTTAGGGGTCTTTTTGTAACTTTAGGTGCTGAAATATTGCCAGCGGTTGGATATCTCTTAAACAAGTTACAAGATGGTATAAGATTCATGTCGGAACATAAGGATCTAATGAAAGGCATATTTATAGGGTTAGCTGTTGCAATAACTGCTTATGCTTTACCTTCCATGATTAGTTTCGGCGTTGCAAGTATTGTAGCATTTGCCCCATTCTATTTAATTGGCGCTGCGGTCGCTGGTGTTATAGCTTTATTTGCGATTTTGTATGAGGATATATCAGCTTTTTTAAGTGGTTCATCGAGTGCTTTTGGTGATTTGCTTAAATGGCTTGGTTATTCTGATGAATCTATTGAATCAATAAGAAATGCTATTGTTAGTCTTGGAAGTGCAATATCAAATGCTTTTGGATTTGCAATTTATTTTATTCAAGAGTTGTTCAGGCTTAGTGTTAAGGTTGCTGGAGATGTATTTAACGCTTTTAAACCTTTGCTTAACTTCTTTTCTGTTACTCTTACAAAAGCGATTGAGGGTGTATTTGGGTTTGTTGATAGCTTAATCAATAATATTAAAAAAGCTCTTGTTTTCATGGGCTTACTGAAAGAAGATACAACTGAAAAAGATAGACTAAATGAAATTGAATCTAAAAAAAGAGTTGCATCAGGTTTGCCTGCTAGAATAACTCCAACGAACTCGGATATATTTGATAAAAGCGATATATACTCTGCTATAGAGCAACAAACATCGCCACTTAATAATATGACAAGCAATTCTATATCTAATTTAAGCACAGCAAATAGACAGTCTACAAGTAATATTAATATAGATAAAATAGAAATTAGTACACAGGCTACAGATGTTGATAGTATTAGCAACCAAATTGGTGCTAGTTTAGAAAATCAATTAAAGCGTACTACGGCAACTTTTGAAGATGGTATAGAGGCTTAAATATGTTTATTGATGGTTTTCTTTCTAGTAGCGAGCAATTAACAGGTATATTCGATAACGATACTTACGAGCAACTTTTCGCTGATGCTATATGTACATCGTTAAATATTAAAGATACTAGCCAGCTAATGACGCACCCTCTTGAAGACGGGAGCAAAACAGCAGATCATCAAGTTTTTGATTTAATTAAAATTTCAATGATATTACAATTGTCTAAAATTAATTATAATATAGTTTTTGAAAATATAGATACAGCATATAGAAGTAGCACATTACTCACAATACAAACAAAAGTAAACGTTTATAAAAATATGCTTATTGAAAGTAAGCCCCACGTAGAAAGCTCTCAAAGTGGTATTATAATTAATTTAGATTTAACTCAATTCAATGTATTGAGTACTGATATTGTCTATAATCCCAAGTTTGATAAAGACAAATCAACGGTTAAAAAAGGTATACAAAATGGTGTTTCTGTGTCTGAGCAACAAAAATCAACAATAGCAAGAAACATTGTAGGTTGGGTTCAAAAACAAAAAATAGTAGGTGTTGTAGCATGATTAAATTAAACTTAGACATACAACCTAATCAATCTCTTAAATATCAGAATGACCAAGAATTATATGAGATTGTAATTAGAACAACAAGCAATGCTACTTTTTATAGTGTTTTTCTTAATCAAGTTGAAATAATAAGTAATCAGATATTAATTGCTAATACTCTTCTTATACAATCAAAATATCAACAAACAAATGGTAATTTTATATTTTATTCGATATCTGATGAACTACCTGATTATAATAAATTTAATGTTAGTCAGTTTTTATATTATGCTACAAATGAAGAGTTGGCAAATGAATAAAAGATTATTGAAAATTGATATCGAGGTTGGTGATCAAATTAAAAGTTATATAGACTTAGATATATCTGCAACAGGCTCAAAATCTTCAAATGAGATACCTAACGAATTTAATATATCAATATCTAATCTAAGTGAGGATACTAGAAATAAAATATTAACTGAGACTAATGTTTTAGATAGGCAAATAGTTAATAAGAAAGTTTATGTATATGCTGGAAGAGAAAGTACAGGTTATTCATTAATTTATTTCGGTGGTATAAGAATGGTATCAGTATCACAACCGCCAAACATTAAAATAACATTGCAAACTTTTACTGGAGAATTACAGAAAGTTGAGACAAGTATTCGCAGTGGCGGAGAGTTAATAAGATTATCAGTATTAAGTCAACAAATAGCAAATGGTCTAGGTTTGAACTTAATATTTGAAGCATCTGATAGAAATATTGGCAGTTATTCGTATTCTGGCAGTAAGTTAAAAGAAGTAGAAAAGCTTAATGAATTAATAAATATTAATGCTTATATTGATGACAATAATTTAGTTGTAAGAAATAAAAATACCGCTTTGTCTGGTTATGTATACAACATTTCTCAAATAAATGGAATGGTGGGAATACCGGAAATTAATGAAAGGGGAATCATGGTTAAGACACTTTTTAACAACGATATCAAGATTGGCGGTACAGTTAATGTTGAAAGCTCTCTTAATCCGAATGCAAATGGTTCTTGGTTAATTAATAGGATTACTTATGATTTGCAAAATCGAGGCAAGTCTTTTTATATCTCGATTGATGGAATAAGGAATTTCAAAAATGTCTAACATAATAAGTACAAGTGAAAGTAATGAGAATACTCTAGAGGGAGTTTTTAAAACTGTTTTAGATAAGTTTAAGCAGAGCATGAATATTAGACTACCTTGCGTTGTATTAAATGTAAATAAAGATAAAAATAGTGTTAATGTATTACCTTTAATTAAAATAATATTAGCAAATTCTGAAAATATACAAAGAGCTAAAATATTCAATGTGCCGATACAGCATTTATCTGCTGGTGGTTTTATAATTCATATGCCAGTAAAATCAGGAGACTTTGGATATATAAGGTCGTGTGACAGAGATATAAGCTTATTTAAGCAAAGCTTTAGCGAAAGCATACCTAACACAAAAAGAAAAATAACTTTTGAAGATTCTATTTTCATTCCCGATACTATAAACTACAATAATTATACAATAGACAGCGAAGATGATAATAATTTAGTTTTACAGTCTTTTGATAATTCTGTTAAAATTAGTTTAGGAAGTGATAATATAAAAATTAAAGCTCCGACTATTAATATTGAAGGAAATGTTAATGTTAATGGTAATGTTTCAACGACTGGAACATTGAAAAATAACAATGTGAATGTCGGTAGTACACATGTTCATATTGAAACTAACAACAAACCTACATCAGTACCACAATAATTAAGGCTAATTTATGATTTCATTTGCAAGAGATGGTAATAATGATTTAACTTTAAATTCAAAAAATGATATATCCATGAATACAGGTTTAGATGCTTGCCTACAATCTTGCGAAAGTGCCGTTTCTACGATTTTAGGGGAAAAAATATATAATCAAGACGATGGTATACCTGCATTTAATATTATCTGGAATGGCACCCCAAACTTAGCACAGGCAAGGCTTGCAATAATTGATACAATACAAAAAGTAGATAATGTTATTGAAGTTTCTAATTTTGATTTCGTTGCAACTGATAATGAATTTAAGTATACTGCTACTATAAAAACTACTTTCGGATTAGGTAATATTAATAATGTCATATAATTATATAAAAGAAAGTGGTGTTGTTATTGCTGATACATCAGATATTAAAAATGAAGTAACACAAGAATATTTAACTAATTTTGGCGATAATTTAGACACTAAAAATGGCACGATTGCTGATATATTAATATCATCAGATACTACAGCAAGGTCTAATATACAGCAAGTTTTAGCATTATTTTCAAATCAGATAAACCCTCGAATTGCGGGTGGAAAATTTCTTGATTCTATTTGGTCTTTAACTGATGGTGAAAGAAGAAAAGCAACTAGTACTACTGTTGTGGCTACTATTGCAGGTGTTGCGGGTACTATTATACCTGCTGGATCTGTAGCTGTAACAACTGCTGGGGATAGATTCGAGTTAATTGCTAATATAACTATACCAGTATCTGGCACGATACAAGCCAGTTTTGCTAGCGAAACAAAGGGTTCTATACCTTGTCCAGCTAATTCTCTAACATCAATCGGAGATGGTGGCGTTCTTGGTTGGGAGACTATTGATAATTCATCGGCTGGTGTTCTTGGTGTTGATGTACAATCAGATATATCAGCTAGAGCTGATAGAATATTAACTTTATCCAAAGGTTCTAAAGGTGCTGTCAATTCTATAATATCTGGGTTATATTCAATAACAGATGTTAATTCATTGATTTTTAGAAAAAATGATGCTAACACTTCTAAAGTTATAGATAATGTAACTTTATTGCCAAAATCATTATACTTATGTATAGATGGCGGTAGTAATGAAGAAATAGCGAAAGCATTAGAAGAATATAAGTCCGTCGGTTGTGCTTATAATCACGGTGGAGGAATAAACCAAACTGTTACTTTTACGAGTGAATATTCTGGTCAATCTTATACTGTATTGTTTGATAGACCGAACATAATACCTATAAAAATTAAAATAACAGTAAAAGTAGGTTCAAGTGCAATTGATACTACGGCAGAAATTAGAAACTCAATATTGGAATATGTTAATTCAGAGGTCAGGAATAACGGATTCAAAGTTGGTGTTGATGTATCGCCTCTTGAGTTATCAGCAAATGTAGCAGTAGATACAGGGTCTTTTGTATCTGATTGTCAAATAAGTAAAATATCTGTAGATGTATTCCAGCGTGAAACAATACCTATAGAAATATATGAGAAGCCATTTACCAGTGAGACTCTAATCGAAGTGGTACTTATATGAGTGATATCCAAAATTTTGATGTATCAATAGATTTGTTGCAAAATATAATATGGCAATATAATGAAGCGAAACATTTAAATAAATTAATACAAAACAATCAAGATTTTTTAAATACAAATGTTATAAGTTTTCTTGATGATTTTTATAAAAATGTTTTTAATGTTGATACTGCTAACGATTTTGGTTTGAGAATATGGGAAATTATACTTAATATTGATTTTACTGTACCACCTAAACCAAAGCGAACAAATAATATTTTTGGTTTTGGTAGTTTTAATAATAATTTTTTTAATTCAAATTTCGCTCCAGTTGTAGGAGATGATAATAGTTTATCTTTAGAAATCAAAAGATTAGTAGTTAAATTAAAATATCAGAGTTTTTTTGCTTCAAATTCTATAGTTGAGGTTAATAGGTTTGTTAAGTTAATATTAGGAGATACTTCTTATGCTATTGATAACTTAGATATGAGTGTTACAATATATGTAGATAGTATTAATACCAATCCAATTAAATATAATGCTATGATTGATTATGAATTATTACCAATACCTGCTGGAGTTAGTGTTAATTATGTTTGGATGTAAATATATAAAAGGAATTATTTAATGTCGAATTATATGGATAGAGTATGGGCTGAAAATGGTGATGTAAGTGATATACCTATTGATGCTCAGGGTGACGGATCTGTTTCTCTCGAGCAGGGGTGGACTGAATTATATGATAGAAATGTAGCAACAGACCCTACAGCATTATCATTAAGTAGACCAAAAACCAATGGTACGCTCAAAAAAATAACATACAATGTTAAGCAGTGGTTAGATCAATGTTATCCAGACTATTATCAGTTTGATAATCGAGGAAACCCTGTTGAATATAAAATATATTCTGCTGTAAGATATAATGATGGTGTTTATTTATCTAAAGTTAATAATAATACAGCTCTTCCTACAGATTCTACAAAATGGAGTTTATTTCAAACTTTAGAATTCGCTAGTGAAGCAGAAGCTATTGCAAGGACTGAGACCAACAAATGGATGAACCCTTTTGTTTCGGGTAAATTAATTGATAATGAGCTTATCGGCAATATACCTAAAAGAGCAATTGATTTAGGTTTGCAAAACCTTGATACTATAACTACAGCAGGGTTCTATTTTCAAGCTTTGACCGCACAGACACCTGGAAATAATTACCCCGTACCATGGGCTGGGAGTTTGATTGTATCGAAAGGTGCTGTAGTATCTCAGACTTATACTGTATATTCTGGCGCAGCAGGAGGTCAAGCGAATAAAATATTTACTCGCGGGAATTACGAAAATGTATGGAGTGATTGGAGAGATATATCGGGAGGTACTGACACAATTAATCCGGTTGGCTCTATTATAATGTTAGCTTCTGGCTCTATACCTAATGGATATTTTCTATGCAATGGTGGGACTGTCTCAAGAACAAATTACGCTTCCTTGTTTGCTAAAATTGGTACTACTTTCGGAGCTGGAGATGGCTCTACTACTTATAACTTACCCGATTTAAGGGGTAAATTCACTCGTGGATTAGGATTTAATTCTGCTGGGTTGGGTGTGACGCAGGGAGATGCTATTAGAAATATAACTGGGGGAGTTACTATGCTTAGCGATAGTGGTACCGGAGGGATTGTTGGGCCTACAACAGGAGCATTCAACACTAATGGCGTTAGTATAGTAGGCAACATTTTTGCCGGTGGAATCGGCGGTACTCGATTTAGTGGTTTCAATTTAAATGCTGGCAATCAAGTTCCTGTTGCATCGGAAAATAGACCGATAAACATGGCTTTAAACTATATAATCAAATACTAAGGAATTTAATATGGAAATACAAATATACAATTATGATGCTCAAACTAAAGAATATACATATTCAGGAATAGCACAAGAATCACCACTTGAGCCAGGTATATATCTACTACCACCTAACGCCACTGAGTTAGCACCACCAAAAACAAAAGAAAATGAAGTTGCTATTTTTGATGAAAAAAAACAAAAATGGAATATTGTTATTGACAATCGAGGAATGACTGTTTACAACATTCTTGGAGGTTCTCCTTCAATTGTTGATTATTTAGGCGATGTTAAGGAAGGATTTACATTAGTTAAACCAGAAGGTAAATACGATGTTAATTTTGTTGGTGGGAAATGGGTAACTGATAGAGCAGGTAAATTAAGAGAGCTTAAAGACAAGATTAATAAAGCTTGGAATAATTTACAAGTTGTGAGCTATGGCGATAGGTTCTATCAAGCAGATGATTCCTCACTTTTACGCATTGAAGGAGCTGTTAAATATCAAACTATACCTATAAGATGGCGAGATCTTGATAATAAAATGATTGATTTAGTAGCTCAAGATTTAATAAATATAATGTCAATCAAACATAATAAAGCACAATCATTGAAAAACAAACAAGCAGAAATAGAAGAAAAAATATCAAATCTTACTGATGAAGAAGTTATTAATTTTGAAATAAAAATAGAGGATTAAAAAAAATGGCTAGAGTTGTTATTCCAGCAAACAGCTGGGTTGATGTTAAGGCTTTATTAGGGTTAACAGATGATATTCAATATTCTACAAGTAATGAAGGTAACTCAATATTACAAGTTATTACTACACAAGATAGTGGTATTGAGCCAGTTGCAGATCCTTATTCTATCGGTATTAAACAATATTCAATTGGAAATACTGGCAGTTACTGGAGCCATTCGTCGGCTGTAGGTAAAGGAATTTGGGTTTATTCTCATGATAAAGAAGGTCAAATAGAGGTGCAAATATGAGTAGTATACCAGTTGGTGGAGGTGGTGGTAGTGTTTCTTCTAAATGGGGAGATATTACAGGAGATATAGCGAATCAAATAGATTTGGAAACAGCATTAAATGATAAATTTGATACTTCTGATATTGCTAGTGGAGAGGATATTGAAGCACAGACAGCTGGAAAAGTAATTGATGCAAGTTCAGTTGTTGCCGATGATATAACTTTGGCAGGCAATTCAAAACAAAAACTTATAAGCGAATTCTCAGCAAAAGGTTATATCGATAATAAAGTCAGCGGAGTATATAGACCTGCTGGTGATTGGGATGCTTCTAGTGGGTCATTCCCTACTGGTGCAATATTAGGTGATACTTATTATGTTAATGTTGCGGGAACTGTTGACAGAGTTTCTTTCAGTGTTGGGGACAAGTTATTTGCCCGTATTAATAATCCAAGTACAACTGTATTTATTAACAACTGGGATAAGTTTGATAACAATGATGATGTAGTATCAGTACACGGACGAACTGGTTCTGTAGTATCTGCTAATGGTGATTATAATGCAAGCCAGATTACAAACACACCAAGCGGTACAATACTAGCTACAAACTTGCAAGATGCTATTAATGAGCTAGACAGTGTAGTATCTAATAAAATAGGCACAAGTAACTATATTGATATTGGGAATGTTCGTATTATGTGGGGTTCTGGAAATACTTCGCCGACTACTGTACACTATCTTGTAAGATATCCTGCTGGTGGATTTTCTAGTGCTCCATCCGTCGTAGCTTCTGTATCAGAAGGAAATTTTAAGAATCTAATATGTTACAATATAAACAGTTCAAATTTCAGAATAGCTGGGTTGGTTAATGATACAAACACATTTGTTGCTACGAATTTCAACTGGCAAGCTATTGGGTTGAAACCTTAAATAATAAAGTTTACAAAATAAAAATAAATTGTATTCTAATAATTTTTAATATTATTTATTTATCTATGCGGGGTGTATAATGAGTGCTAGATATAGAGAGACTTTGCAAATTGGTGAGTTGTTTGAGCTAGTTTTCAACTGGCGTTTGGCTGACAATGTAACACCGATAAATTTAGAAAACTTAACAAAAGCAAAAATTGACTTCAAGACAAGCATAAACTCTAGTAATGTTATGAGCTTTAGTATTGGTAATGGTATATATATTGATGACGCTATTAACGGTAAATTTAGTTTGAAAATAACCTTAAAAAACCAGCAAGATAATAACCTAAATAATTTAAGTTATATAGTTGGGGATTTAGTTTTGTTATTTGAAAATGGAGACTCCAAAGTTCCTGTAAGACTCGAGTTAGATATAATAAAAAGCATTACTGATATAAGCGACTTATAATATGAATGAAAATACTGTATTAATTATTGAAAATAAAAGCACATCAAAGCAATATATAATTAATATTTATAGAAATATAAATGAGTTTACTGTAAATGTAGAACCGCAAGAAAAAAAAGAAACTATACTTATGTTAGAAGACAGCGACATTAATAAAATTAAAAACGATGTCCAAAATTTAGAAAGTATTGATAATAAAATTGTAAATGTAATAAGTGAGATAGTAAAGTAACAAACAACCGATAAGCAGTAAGAACGAGCGGTTGAATGCTACGAACAAATTAATATTAACAAAAAAAACAGGAGAATACAACATGTCAATTTCAACTGATCTAGACAATATTCTAGTATCTGCGAAAGCATTCAATACTAGACATCATCAATCAATAGCTGATAATGCCTCAAACAGAAGTCTTATTGAGTTTGTGCAAGATAACACAGACCCAGCCGCTATAGATTCACTAACTGAAATCTTAACAAAAGCTCAAACAGATAAAACTGATATTCTTAATATCACGACTGCTCTAGAAGCTAAACATGATGCGGAACTTTCTGCACTACAAACTTCACTACAAACAGCTATAACAGATTTAGAAGCTAAACATGACTTAGAGAAATCTCAACTTGAGTCTGCTATTGCTGCTGGTATTGCTGATGCAGAAGCTGCTATAATCGCAGAGCAAACAGCAAGAGCCGCTAAAGATGTAGAAATTGAAGCTGCTCACGCTGCTGATAAGGCTGAAACTAACGCTAACCTTGTTAAAGTTGGTAACATCCTTACAGAAGCTTTTAAGGCTCAATAATAATCTAAATAACTTTGATGGTTGCACTATTTATAGGAGACAATCATCCCTTAATTATCTTTTTTTAATGGCTCACTTTTGTGGGCTTTTTTTATGCTCTAATTTATATTGCTTCTCAATTTGTGCTTGATAATTAGTCTTTTCTTTATCTAAGTAATAATCTTTGTTATCGTAAAAATTAAAAAAATTAGATATTGATAATGCTATCCATGTGATTGCATTAAACATTATTTGTAACCTTTTTAAATTGTCTTTGAACAATTAAATAAGCAACATCATTATTCATCATTTGATCGTGAATTTTAATTAATTTCAAATCTTTTTTCACTTTTTCTACTGTTTTTCCACTTGCAACAGGATAACAAGGCTTAACACAACTTAAAGTTTGATTACTTATAGCAAAAGCTAAAAAAATAGTTGTCAACATAATTAATCCTTATTTTTGTATTTTAATAAAACTCTTCTATTATGCATGCTTATTTCTGTATTTACTTGAAATAAACTATATACAAATAGCACTAGTGCTATTGGCGATAGAATCAAACTACAAAAAGTTATTAATATAGCCCATGCTAGTTTATTTCTACCAATGTAAAAACAATGCACTCCAAAGAAACCTAAAAAATAAGCAAGTAACCACGCTACAGTTTTGCTTTTCATCTCTTCTTTCATTAATATAATATTTATATTTTCATTATTCATTTTTAATTATCCTTATCATTTATTCTGGCCGTTAAATGTTCCATATAATCCTTTGCGGTCATTGCAGTTTTTGCAGTCATCACAGTTTTTGCAGTCATCACAGTTTTTGCAGTAGTCGCAGTAGTCGCAGTAGTTGCAGAAGTTGCAGAAGTTGCTGTGGTAGCAGTAGTCGCAGAAGTTGCATTCATTGCAGTACTCGCAGAATTTGCATTCATCACATTTTTTGCAAAAATTGCAGTTTTTGCAGTTATTGCAGTTATTGCATAAGTCGCAGTTATTGCAGTTTTTGCAGAAGTGGCAGTAAGTGCAGTTATTACAGTTATTACAGTTTTTGCAGAAGTGGCAGTTATTACAGTTAGTGCAGAATTCGCATTCATCACATTTTTTGCAATTATAACAGTTATAGCAATTAACGTTACTTTCATTATCTTTTTCTGCTTTTTCTATATCGCCATTATAGTATAGATCTAAAAACTCTTGAGTGACCCCATTTTCACGCCCATTTTTATTTTCTAAAAAATCTTCGTAATCTTTAAAAATTCTCATTTTTTTGTCCTTTTTGTTTAATTTTATTATATATTTTGATTTTTGTTTTGTAATTCTCTAATACTAATGAGCTTCGAATTACATATATCAAGTGCCTCAGAAGTACTTAGAAAACTTAAATATACATCGCCGATTGTATTAGTATTTCTGTATGAAGGCTTGACTTGTTGAGTCAAATAAGGTGTCGATTTTGGCGAAACATAGAAAGTGTCAAATAAACCGCATGAAGATATCAATATTGATAATATTAATATTGATAATAATTTAATCATATATATTTACTCCCGCAGGAGGGACTAATAAATATTTGTTTAAATCATCAGGGGTTTTGATTTCTAAAATACCGTCATCATCTTTTTTTATCTTTTCTAAAACTTTATAAAAATTATTTGAATATATTTCTTTTATTTTGTCAGTATCTTTCAGATTAGATATAGTCATCTCATTACTATCTAACCATGATTGTTGCATCTTATCCATGACATTAATAAGCTGTTTATTTTGTGCGGACAATTCTGCCATAGCAAAAACTAGATATATAAGTAAACCAATTCCAGAAAGTACAATAATTATTTTAATTACGGCTTTTTCTAACATCAATCAAACCTATAACCTTTTTCTTAATAGATCTATAAATAGGGCTTAATGGCGAAGGAATTAAAAAAGAAAATAACATCATCAACAATAAATCAAATCTATTAATACCTACATTAAAGACATTATTATTTTGATTTCCTGTTACATAATCATCAGCTGTATTGCTTCTAGTATCTGTTTTAAGAGTTTTGTTGCTTAAATCAGTATGTTCACCACCGATAGAAAAAATAGTTTTGTCTTGGCTTGCTTTGAGTTGATTAGAGGTATCTTTATTTTTTAGTGTTGACCTTTCATATTTTTTTGAATTATTATCACTAAAATTTAAATCTAATTTAGCTTCACCTACCCCTTGAGTTCCAGAACCACCGCCGTCGATTTTATCGCCTTTTGAAAATTCTAATTTTGGATTTGTTGCATTCGGCAACATTCCGCAAGAAGCAAGCCAGAAACAAAACAATATTATTAATGAAACACAAAACAAATCTAAAGCAGTTTGGTACATTATTTTATCTCGTATTTAAGTTTGAAAGTTGAAACGCAAAAGAATACACCTGTAAATAAAGAAAAGATAGATAAAAAATCACTAGATGAATATATCATATTTTCGTAACTTTGTATTGATGAAAGACCAACAAACCCCCAAAACAAACTATAATATCCAGCTATAAAAACAAAAAACAGTAGATAAGTTTTAATTTTATTATAATATTTTTCTTTTATTACAGATATTATTGATAATATTATTATTGTCGGATCTAATATAACATCAACACAAATTTCAAATAATGTGTAATTATCGAAGTTATATATTGCGTATGAAGCCCATACAAGCACTAATGTTGCAATTAATAATATTCTGCTATTTCTGTGCATATTGTATTTTATTATTTTTCTAATTAAATTTACCATATTATAAAGCTTTAACAACAAAAAAAATAGCTCAATATAAAATTTATATATTATATTTTTTTTAAATATTTTATTATATGTATTATTTTTTTCAATCTTAAACATTGATTATACAAATATTCAATTAATTTATATATATTATTATATTATTAATTTATTTCAAGTTTTATATTTTTTGGTAACTCAAAACAAAGTTCTTTCCAATCAGTAGAAATTTGCATAAGTAGCTTAACTATTTCAATTGTTGTTACAACAACATTTCTCCCAACAAAGAAATATTTTCCATCAGATATATTTCTTTTATTTTCTGACAATACTACAACACACCTATTATTCATACTTATGTAATTAAATTTAGATAAGTAATTACTATCAAATCCATAATCAAATAATATATTTACTATTTTTTCTAATATCTCGTTTTTTCTTTCTTCTGTCAATTCATATTTTTTCATGATTATTTTCCTTACTATATTTATTATATTACACAATTTTATTATCTTAGTTTATATAGATCACTTCTATTTATCAGACTTACTTTATCAAATTTATTGCTCCAAATAAACAAAACAGAACCTTTATTATTCCCATTAACGGGCTTACCAGTTTCACAGTTTATAAACGAAATTCTTCCACTAATAAATCTAACTTCACTACAGTTGTCAAAAGCCTTTTTAAACCATTGAACAGATGTATCAGAAGGAACTAACATAACTGTATTATTGCCTTTTTCATGCTCTAATATTGCTTTATCTACCCAAGGATTAATATTAGAGTATGGCGGGTTACACCAATTAGAAGTACTCCAATTAGAATTTAAAGCATCTTTTTCCTCATCAATATATTTGCTACAAAGGTTATTTTTTTCACTTGCTGCAACATCACAGTTAAATTTAAATTCTTTATTCAATGTTTCAAAAATCTCTATAGGAGTTTGCCATAAATCCTTAATTTCTTTTTCAGTAAAACTTTTATTTTCAGTATTCATTTACTATCTCCAACTACCACATGTAGTGTTTTAACTGCTTGAATCCATGTTCTTTTATAGTACATCTCAAAGTTATCAACAACATTATATAAGCTACCACGCTTCTCTACAACTACTGTTAGTAACTCAAGATTCATTTTGCTTATTTCATCATGTCTAGCTCGTAGTTTTTTCAGCTCTGCATAATTAATAAATACTATTTCAGCAGGTACAGCGATAATCTGGTCGTGTCGATAGTTGTTATCTTTAAGAAAATTCATTCTATTTCTCCAAAAGCTCTGGGTTTTCATAGATGTTACCTTTTACTTCAAGCTTATGAATACCGTAATAATCTAAACTACGTCCATTATCAAATCTAAATTGCAAGAAGTCTGTATCATAAACAATCTTGTCTACAAACCCCCAAGAACCTTGAACTATATCACCTTCATAAATATCAGCACCTCGCCTATCGAGAAGTCCTGTAAACTGCATAAGTGTAACTTGATCACTTGCCAGATTATCAATACATACATTCATGTCTTCAAACTCATGTAATTTTGGCACATACATTTTTTTATCTTTATCGCTCCACGCTCTAAACTTAATAATTCTATTCATTGGCATCTTTACTCCTTTAATTTAGCTTTAACTCGTTGAATCCATGTTCTTTTATAATATAGCTCAAAAAATCTTTGTTAAGTTTCATCACTACTACTTTACAAGTTATAGACATTATCATTTATAAAATTACTCATCACATAGCTCTTTTATTATTTGTTTATTCTCGTTAGTAATAATCGCGTGCTTTTCTATAACATCAAAACTTTTTGATTTTTTGTATGCTGTGATTGCTCTATTCCATAATTCTTCATTTTCAGGTACTATTTCAATCTTTTTCTTTTGAAAAATTTTAGGTCTTATTCTTACACCACCAACACGAGTTCCCATAAGACTTGCTGATTCATCAATATACAACTGTATTGTTAAATTACACCAATCATCAACAAAAGAGCTTCCCGATAATTCTTTAAGAGTTTTTGAGTTGGTAGCGTTCAAAACTAAAGGTTTAATATTTTCGCTAAAATAAGCAATATTTGCATCTATTTTTTTACCAGCAACCTTAGCTCCAAATTCTTGTCTAACTTGATTAATAGTGAAGATTAAATCACTATTTTGCTCAGTCAAATCTTCTAAGTCAGCACAGCTCAAATGATCACTTTTAAAAACTTTTCTGTAATGTGTTTTTGACATTTTATTTTCTCCTTTAAATTAATAATTATCAATTTTACTATTCAAAATAATTTCTTTTTGATTTTCAACATAAACAATAAAATCGTTTATTCTTTCTTTCATTTCTTCAAATTCATTTTTCAAATCTTCTTTATAAAGGCGATGAATGAATATTTTTTTATTGGTGGCGTAGTTATCACAGTAACTTATATAATCAATCCATTTTCTATTAGAAGCATATAAGTTAAAGTAAACCTGCCACTTATAAGCTGGATCAACCCCCTGTCTTTTTATATTTGCAAAGTGTACAGTAGGTATAACAGATTTTACTTCTATAATTCCATCATCTTCTACCAATCCATCGGGGGAGCAACCTAATACACCATCAGAGAAAAACCCACCTTTTTTGACTTCGCAAAAATTATATTCTTCATATAATGCTATTGCTAAAGGCTCTTGTTCATGTCCTCGAATCATGTGTCTATTAGTATAATCTGATTCTATTTTATTTCCTGTTATTTGCTCTATAGCTAAATTAATAGCGTATTTTTTAGCAACTTCTCCGAAAGATTTTCCGACATGTGCCATGATGCAACCAATCTTAGAACCAGTTATGACACCAGATCTTAGATCAAACCACTCTTCAGTATTTTGTCTAATATCGTAAAAATTCACAATTTACCCCTCTAAATTTTTAAAAAACAAATGTATATTAGCAATAAACTTTGCCCTAAAAGTTTTGCAGTAAACATTTTTGCCATAAATGTGGCGTACTTCAAACTTGTTTTTATTTTTAACAATTTCATAATCTTTCATTTTATTTGTCCTTTTGTTGAGTTAAACTAAGTATTAATTCTCCTTATAATCTATAATACTTATTAAAATTGGTTTCAACTTTTTCCACCATTTGCATTCGGCAATTTGAAAGTAGTCGAACCATCGCCAGCTCCGTAAGTTTTGCATATAACATTGTATAGTAGTGGGTTTAATGTTCTCAAGTCTGCACCCATTCTTCTAATTTTTTCTATATGTATTGCTGATGCTTTGTAGTTGTGGTAACAATAAGCATCGTATTCATCTTTGTTAGCATTCCAATCAACATCAAAGAAGATATTTACATTAACTTCTAAAGCGATGTTATCATCTAAGTAAATATGAATCTCAGGGTAGTTACCTTCCCACCATCT